GCAAGCTAAAGAGCCGCATTATTATGCTTGAGAAGCGTGAGGACGAGGTGAAGCAGATGCTGACCAATCTTACCGAGGCGGTGCAAGAGATTAAGATTCTGCTTGCGCAGAAGGGAATCAAGTGAGGGACATTAACCGAATTATTTTACACTGCACTGCTACTCCGGAGGGCCGTGACGTAAGTGCCGATACGATTCGGGACTGGCATTTGGCACGGGGTTGGTCAGATATTGGATATCACTATGTCGTTCGTCTTGACGGAAGTATTGAGCGGGGCCGTGACCTCGACGTTGTTGGCGCTCACGTTCGTGGGCATAACAAAGACTCTATTGGTCTGGTCTATGTTGGTGGCACTGATGCTGATGGCAACCCAAAAGACACAATAACGGACGCTCAGATTTTCGGCGTGTACAAGCTGGTCGTTTCGCTAAGGAATCTTTTCGGACCTTTGACCTTGCACGGGCACAACGAATTTTCAAGCAAGGCGTGTCCGTCTTTCGACGTATCTGAAAAACTCCCTTATCTTGTAGACCATGACTGACTTCATCATTGAACACTGGGCCGAGCTTCTGATTGCTGCGTTGGCATTTGCGAAGGTCATTGTGAACCTGACTCCAACTGAAAGCGACAATGCTGTATTTGGCTATTTCGATTTGCTTATCACTGCTATTACTGGCGACCGCCGTAAAAAGAATGGCTAAGATTCAGACATATCCTGACGGCGCTCCCCTTGATGGGAAAGAGAAGCTGATTGGCACAGACGTTAACGACAACAACGCGACCAAGAACTTTACGGTTCAGGATGTGGCTGACTACACCCTCGACCAGAGCAACGTCGTAAACTCCGTTACCGGCACTGCTCCTGTCGTTGTGAACCCTACTTCGGGCGATGCCAACGTCAGCCTTGCTACGATTACTGGCGTGGCAAATGACTATCAGTATGCCAACATCACCGTCGACCAGTACGGTCGCGTTACGGCTGCTGGCGATGGCACCCCCGTTACGCAGCTCAACGGCCTTGACGGGGCCGTCACGCTGTCTCCGGGCGCCAATGTGAGCATTACGCCCGGCGCTTCCAACGAGCTCGTCATTGCTTCTACTGGGGGCGGTGCTACCGGCGTTACTCAGATTGACACAGGCATTGGCCTTGAGGGCGGTCCAATTACGACCACCGGCACCATTGACCTGTCGAATACTGGCGTTGCGGGAGGCACGTATACGACCCCGCAGATTACGGTAAACCTTCAGGGACAGATTACTTCTGCGTCCAACATCAATGTCGACCTCCAGCACGTTTTGGACAACGGGGCGCTGGCCAATAATGTCGGCATTACGTTGACCAACGGTGGTGTTATTGCCACCAGCGGTGTTTTCAATAGCACCAACGTAGGTAACGCGACTTGTCTGGACCTTACTGTCGACGAGCAGATTCTTGACCGCAACGGAAACTTCGGCACCGACGGTCAAATCCTTGTTGCTGATAACAGCGGCAGCGGCGGCGTTGTATGGACTGACCCCGGTACGTATGTCGCTACGGCCACCGTCTCTTCGGCTCAGCTTATCGCTGCAACACCTGTAGAGATTGTGGCCGCACCCGGTGCCGGCAAGTACATTCAGGTTGTTTCTGCTTCAGCCAAGTACAACTATGGGTCTGTGACGTATTCATTTGCCGCCCCTCTGAAGCTGTATACCAACTCCTCTGCCCCTCAATTTGAGCTTGACGAGGCGTACCTTCAAGTTCCCGTTAGTCAAATCCGGGCCATGTCTCTGACGACAAGCGGAGCTTTGACTGAGAACACCGAGCTCAATTTTGCTCCGGCCTCGATTCCTGCTGCCAATGGCGACGGCGACCTTCAGCTCAACGTGCAGTACCGGATTGTAGAATTCTAATGCGGGATATCCGTAAGATTTGTGTGGGTCCAAACTACAAGGACTCGATGTGTTACGTGGTGGGTCAAGCCGTTTTGGGTGGGACCCACCACATCCATTTAATTAAATACGAGATGGGGAACTACCTCATCTACATCGAGCAGGACGATGTGGTTGTACTTTGGAAGGAGTTCACCGCCCCCATCCCTGTCTCAGTGGAATACAACATCAACTTTTGAGGGCTGTCAATCAGTTCGTCGTTCGCGGCGAGAGGTACGCCAATATCAAGGGCGACCTTATCGTAAGCGCCAACGAGGAGGACCACCGGTTCTCCAATCGTGAGGGCAAGGTAGTGGCGTTGCCGCTGGGGTATGAGGGACCTATTGCGGTTGGCGATACGCTCCTTGTCCACCACAACGTCTTCAAGTACTACAACGACATGAAGGGCCGTAGGCAAAGCGGTAGGAGCTTTCTTAAAGACGACCTCTTCCTCGTCGACTTCGACCAGTTCTATATGTGGCGTTCGGACGGGGATTGGCAGGCTCACGACAGGTTCTGTTTCGTTGAGCCTACCCCACCTAAAGAGTCAACAATATTCAAGCCTTTAACAGAGGAGCCATTGATGGGTATAATGAGTTACCCGAATGATTATCTTATGGCCCAAGGAATCAAGTCTGGTGACACGGTTACGTTCAAACCTGAAAGCGAATACGAGTTCGTTGTAGACGGTCAGAAGCTGTACCGGATGTTCGACCACCAAATCACATGCAAGATTCAAGGAAGTTAAAGGAGCGCATCATTTCTGCTGGTCGCATTGCTGTAGAGCAACTCATCAAGGTGGCTCAGGAGGATATCCTGAAGCCGGGCGAAGATGACGACTTGGCGGCTGACAGGTTGAAGAACGCGGCAGCTACAAAGAAGCTCGCCATCTTTGACGCTCTTGAAATTTTGAATCGCATCGACTCCGAAGAGGAGGAGTTGGAGTTGGCGTCGACATCCACCAAGACAGAAACGAAGGTGGGTTTTGCAGAACGACGCTCCAGATAAGCTGTATACGACCCGATACGACTACGTATCCAAGGGCGTCATCTCCAACAAGAACCGCGCTAAGACGTGGCAGTATGGCTACAACGAGAAGTACGACATGGTCGTCATCTCGAAGACCGGCCAGATTGGGGACATCATAGAGGTTAACGGCCTTGTCATCGCGATGCCTTTGGCTCCCAAAGAGCTACCCAAGGGTGACAACAAGTGGGTCCGGCAGGAGTTCCCCAAGGCTCTGTCTCGGGTTCAGAGCATCTTCCAATGGAACGAGATGCCCAAGGCTTTCAAGGCGCAGTGGGTAGACTATATCGAGGCTGAGTTCGACCGTCGGGAGGACGGCCACTGGTTCATCAACAACGGCGTTCCTACGTACATCACGGGCAGCCACTACATGTACTTGCAGTGGACGAGTATCGACGTCGGGTATCCAGATTTCCGAGAGGCCAATAGAGTATTCTTTATCTTTTGGGAAGCGTGCAAGGCTGACCCCCGGAGCTTCGGTATGGTGTATCTGAAGATTCGCCGTTCCGGATTTTCGTTTATGGGGTCTTCGGAGTGCGTCAACACAGGAACTCTAGCCAAGGACTCTCGCGTTGGTATACTCTCAAAGACAGGTGGTGACGCCAAAAAAATGTTCACCGACAAGGTGGTTCCCATTGCGAACCGCCTCCCGTTCTTCTTCAAACCGATACAGGACGGCATGGATAAGCCGAAAACGGAACTGGCGTTTCGTATACCTGCTTCGAAGATTACAAAGAAGAACATGTACGATGTGGAGGACGAAGAGATTTTCGGACTGGACACCACCATCGACTGGAAGAACACCGACGACAACTCCTACGACGGAGAGAAGCTCCTCCTCCTCGTCCACGACGAGAGCGGAAAGTGGGTCAAGCCCAACAACATCCTCAACAACTGGCGAGTTACCAAGACGTGTTTGCGGTTGGGCAGCAAGATTATCGGCAAGTGCCTTATGGGCTCGACGTCGAACGCGCTTGCGAAGGGAGGCTCAAATTTCAAGAAGCTATACGAGGATTCCGACCCGCGTGTCCGCAACGCCAACGGCCAAACCAAGAGCGGCATGTACTCCCTCTTCATCCCGATGGAGTACAACATGGAGGGCTTCATCGACGAGTTCGGGCATCCGGTATTCCATGCGCCGGAGAAGCCGGTGATGGGTGTCGATGGGGAGAAGATTAGGAGCGGAGCGATAGACTACTGGGAGGCCGAGGTCGAGAGTATGAAGAGCGACCCCGACGCGCTCAATGAGTTCTACCGTCAGTTTCCGCGTACTGAGTCGCACGCTTTCCGGGACGAGAGCAAACAGAGTCTATTCAATCTGACCAAGATTTACCAGCAGATTGATTATGCCGACAGCCTTGTCAAAGAGCAGTACCTCACCCGTGGGTCTTTCCAATGGGAGAACGGGATTCGCGATACCAAAGTGGTTTTCAGGCCCGACAAGCGAGGTAGGTTTAATGTGTCTTGGACGCCACCCAAGGGTATGCAAAACCGTTGGGTTGACAAGCGAGGAGTGAAGTATCCGGGCAATGAGCACATTGGTTCTTTTGGATGCGACTCATACGACATTAGTGGTACTGTGGGTGGTGGTGGTTCTAATGGTGCTCTGCATGGAATGACCAAGTTCCACATGGACGACGCACCTACGAACGAGTTCTTCTTGGAGTATGTAGCTAGGCCACAGACGGCGGAGATTTTCTTCGAGGAGGTTTTGATGGCATGCGTTTTCTATGGCATGCCGATTCTCATTGAGAACAACAAGCCGCGTTTGCTATACCACTTCAAGAACCGTGGGTATCGTGGGTTCTGTATGAACAGGCCCGACAAGCATTTCAATAAGTTGAGTAAGACGGAGCGCGAGCTGGGCGGCATCCCCAATAGTTCTGAAGACGTTAAGCAGGCCCACGCCGCAGCCATCGAGAGCTACATCGAAAAGCACGTCGGCATCGATATGGAGGGCACGTTCCGCGACCCGGGCGAGATGGGTACCATGCCATTTGTGAGAACACTTGAGGACTGGGCTCGGTTTGACATTAGCAATCGTACTGCTTTTGACGCTACAATTAGCAGCGGATTGGCTGTTATGGCCAATCAAAAACACCTCTATCTACCTGAGCAGAAGAAGAGTTCAATAAGCATTACCTTGCCGAGATATAACAACCGTGGTTATAGGAGCGAACTGAATGAAGGACGTTAAGGTTAACATCTCTACTGCTGGGTTCCCAAGTCAGTTTGTTTCTGACGCGGAGAAAGCGTCGGATGAGTATGGCCTTATGGTCGGCCAAGCCATTCAGTACGAGTGGTTCAAGAAGGACGGCAACCAGTGCCGGTTCTACAACCAGTGGCGCGACTTCAACCGCCTTCGGTTGTATGCCCGTGGCGAGCAGAACATCGGTAAGTATAAGAACGAGCTTGCTGTCGACGGGGATTTGTCCTACTTGAATTTGGACTGGACTCCGGTACCCATCCTTCCTAAGTTCGTCGACATCGTCGTCAACGGCATGTCCGAGCGCGGCTTCAAGGTCAAGGCGTATGCTCAGGACGCGCTGTCGCAATCCAAGCGCAGCAAGTATCAGGATATGATTGAGGGTC